CTTTTGCTGACTTTATTATGGCTCACGTAGCAGCTAAGGTAGCAGAAAAAACAGAGCAAAATATTTGGGGCGGTCTAGGTACAAACCCTGGCGAGTTTACAGGTATTACCGAAGAGGCTCTAGCTGACGCTAATGTAAACCAAGTACCAAACGTAACAGCTACAGAGTTTACAGCTGCAAATATTGTAGATGAGCTAGGCAAAGTAGTAGACGCTATACCAGGCGCAGTATACGGCAAAGAAGACTTACACTTATACCTACCTACTGGCGCGTTTCAAAAATACGTTAGAAGTTTAGGCGGTTTTGGTGCAGTAGCTGGTAACGGCGGCGGCGCTAACGGTGTAGACAATAGAGGCTCACTTTGGTATGACAACGGCGGCTTAACTTTTGAGGGAATTAAGGTATTTAAGGCCCCAGGTATGCCAGCAGACCACATTGTAGCGGCTGAAAAATCAAACTTATTTTTTGGTACAGCTTTGCTAGACGACATGGGACAGACAAGTGCTAAATTGCTAGACATGGCAGACCTTGACGGCTCGGACAATGTCAGAGTAGTGCTACGCTTTCAAGCTGGCGTAAATTATGGAGTATCGCAAGATTTAACGCTCTATACTTTAGCATAATAAAACAAATATTTAATAAAATTAAGGGTAGGTAAGCTCAAAGCCTACCGCCCTTTTTTTTTAATAACACTAAAAAACATAAATTTATGAGCTGTAATACATTAAGTATAGGACGTACTTTACCTTGTACTAGCTCTGTAGGTGGCATTAAAGCCTTTTACGTTGCCAGCTATGGCACGCTAGGGGCCTTAAACGTAAGCGCAACTACAGGCGAGCTAGAAACAATAGGAGGTACGCCTACGCTATACAAATACGACGTAGAGGGTAGCAACGGTTTAGAGCAAGCTATAACGGCTAGCGCTGAAAACGGCAGCGTCTTTTACGATCAAACCTTAACAGTTACGTTGAAAAAATTAGACAAAGCGACGCAATTCGAGCTACAAGACTTACTAAAAGCTAGAACGCATATTTTTGTTGAAGACTACAACGAAAACTATTTTTTAATGGGCGCTACAAATGGGTGCCATAGCTCTGGGGGGTCCATAACAACTGGGCAAGCCTACGGCGATTTAAGCGGTTTTAGCGCTATTACTTTTAACGCGCAAGAAACGCTACCAGCTTACTTTACGGCAGCAACAGTAGTTACTGACAACGAGGACGCATCACAAATTGAGCCAGCATAATATAAGGGTTAATAGGTATATGCTTAGGCTATAAAGAGGGCGCAGAAATGCGCTCTTTTTTTTTAAGCAAAAAACAAAATTATAACGTTATATAGATATGAAAGTATTAAAGCCGACAACTGACGAGCAAACGTTTTACTTTATACCGCAAAGTTACGAAATAAGCGAGTTTTTAACTTTTAGAGACGACCAAACTAACGAAACCGTAATTTATACGCCTACTATGGTACAAGAAAACGACTTTATTAAAGTTACTGGCGTTTTTAATTTAGTAGAGGGTCATTTTTACGACCTTCAAATAGTTAAAGACTTTGACGTATGGAACACAAATCTAGACCTTTGGCAGCTTTCGCCTGACAACTGGGACGACGGCAAAAGGTCAGTTAATTTTGTAGTAGACAAAGTTTTTTGTACAGACCAAAATATAGACCAAACACAAAACCAAAATTATAGTATAAATAAAGGCGAATACCAAACGCAAAATACTTTCGATAATGACTATATAGTATTATGAAAAAACAACAAAAAAAACCTAGCGTAAAAGGCGGTTTAAAATTTATAAACCTAAACACTTATACGTCGCCAGAAATTATAGAAGACAAACAACAAGCCTGGGTCAGTTATGGCTCTGACAATTTGTACTATAGCTACCTAAACGACCTTTTTAACGGCTCGCCAACAAATCGCAGCTTATAGCTGGGCGCGGCGTAGACGCTACAGACAGCAGCAAAAACCCAAACGGTTACGCTGTAATGAAAAAACTATTTACAGACGAGTGTTTACATAAAATAGCCATAGACTTAAAGCTATTCGGACAGGCAAGTATACAAGTAATATACAACCAGGAACGTACGCAAGTCGCGCAAGTGGACCATTTTCCTATAGAAACGTTACGAGCTGAACGCATGAATGAAGACGGCGAAATTGAGGCCTACTACTACAGCAGCGACTGGGCAGACGTAAAAAACAAAAAAGAATTAAAGCGCATACCAGCTTTTGGTATGTCTAGCGAAAGCATAGAAATTTATTGTATCAAACCATACAAGCCAGGTTTTTACTACTATTCGCCTGTAGACTACCAAGGCGCAACCCAGTATATAGAAATGGAGTGCGAAATATCAAATTTTCACTTAAACAGCTTACTTAACGGTATGGCGCCGTCGCTCTTAATGAATATGAATAGCGGCATACCAGACGAAGAGACGCAACGCGAAATAGAACAAAAAATTTACAGCAAATATACTGGGACGTCAAACGCTGGACGCATAATTTTAGCTTTCAATAATGGGTCCGAAGAGCAAGCGACAGTCGAAACTATACAGCTGTCAGACGCGCATCAACAATATAGTTTTTTAAGTGAAGAGAGTAGCCAAAAAATTATAATAGGCCACAGAATTACGTCGCCTATGCTACTAGGAATTAAAAATAATACTGGCCTAGGATCAAACGCCGACGAGCTAGCCAGCGCTAGTATTTTATTTGATAATACCGTAATAAGGCCCTTTCAAGACCTTATTTTAAAATGCTTTGACGCAATACTAGCTTTTAACGACGTGAGCTTAAACCTATACATAAAGACCCTACAGCCGCTAGAGTTTATAGACTTAGAAAACGCTAGAACGGTAGAAGAGGTAGAAGAGCAAACAGGGCAAAAATTGTCTTTAGCTACCAAACAAATAGACGGTAGAACGGCTTTCGATACAAAAGAAGAGGCAGAGGCTGTAGCAAAAGAAATGGGCTGTAAAGGACATCACACGCACGAATTAGACGGCGAAACGTGGTATATGCCTTGCGAAAGTCATGACCTTAAAGCGCCTTGCTGGGACGGCTACGAGCAAATAGGTACAAAAATAAAAGACGGCGAAACGGTGCCGAATTGCGTACCATTGAGCGACGCCGACAAAATACGTGAAGAGCTATACAAGCGTTTAATGACAATAGGCGAAGACGAAGACCTAGAAAATTACGACCTAATAGACGCTAGGCCAGCAAACGAATACGACAGTTTACTACATAGTGGTTTAAATTTAGCTAGCGTAGTAAGAAGTTCGCCAAGTAAAAAGAGCGACCAAGACACTTTAATACTAAAAGTACGCTACGCATACATGGGCAATAATAACCCCCAGCGCGAATTTTGTAAAAAAATGTGGAACGCTAAAAAAATATACCGCGTAGAAGACCTAGACAGCGACAACCCAAACTACAACGGTAACGCTGACGGCGCAAACGCTGGTTTTGGTATTGACGGCGCGGACAATTATAACATCTTTTTTTATAAGGGCGGCCCCAACTGTAGACATTACTTCGAGCGTAGGGTTTATTTAAGAAAAAATAATAAGAAAATTACGGTTACTGAAGCTATTAAAAAAATTAACGAGCTAGACCCAAGTTTACGGTCCGAGGCGCGTATAATTAAAAACCCAAAAGAGGTAGCTATGTACCCAGCAAATATGCCAAATAACGGATATTACAAATAAAACTATGGCAACAGCATTATTTATAAATAGAACAGACTTAGTAAAAAACACTATAATAAACGGCAACGTAGATACGGACCTTTTTATACAGTCAATAAAATTAGCGCAGCAGACGCATATTTTGCAGTATTGCGGCAGCGCATTATATGATGAAATTTCTAATAAAATACTAAATAGCAACGTAGACGCTGACACAGAGGCATTACTACAAGACTTTTTGCAACCCATGCTTATACATTTTGCTATGGTAGACTACTTGCCTTTTTGCTCTTATCAAATTAAAAACGGCGGCCTATTTAAGACTACTAGCGAAACAGGCGCAAACGTAAGTAAAGACGAAGTAGATTATTTAGTACAAAAGCATCTAAGTAGCGCGCAGTTTTATACTAGGCGTTTTATTGACTTTATGAGTTTTCACGCGTCGGCTAAATTTCCTAAATATTTTGAAAGTAAAAACGAGCAACTATCGCCAGAAAAAAGCGCGGCGTTTACAGGCTGGGTACTATGAGAAAACAATATAAAATAAAAACTAAAAACGTTAAAAAGCTAGTAAGCTATTTACGTAAAGAAAAAAAACAAAAAAATGAGTACACTAACAGGTAAAAAAATTTCGCAAACGTACGAGGGTTTATTAAAAACTAGCGACGAAACGCCTTTGTCGGCAACGCCTAAAGCAATTACAGACGGTTTAGGCAACAGCTCTGGGGTTAAATTAGATACTGGCGGCAATTTAGACGTTACAGGTATTATGAGCTTTGGATCAATAAAAGACAGAGACGAAGACGTTACTATTAATAAGTTAGTAGACGAGACAGACGGCATAGCTAATAATGACGACGACACTAGCCTACCTACTAGCGCAGCTGTAAAAGACTATGTAGACCAGGCAGTAACGGCCGAAGACTTAGACTTTAGCGGTAATAGCGGTACTGGCGACGTAGACTTAGACAGCGAGGCGTTTGAAATAACAGGCTCTAATGGCATAACTACAACCGCTTTAAACAATACCTTAGACATTGACGGTAGCGCTTTACAAGTATCTATAAACACTAATACGTTAAACATTTCTAGTAACGCTACTAATATTACAGCCAATACTACATTAATTAACGAGCGGACAGCTGGCATAATAATAGGCGAAACAACTGGCGGCGACAGAGCAAAAGACTTTACATTCCAAACTGTAAATTTTGGCGGTACCCCAAATAGTCAGTTTATTATGAGCCAGCAAGGCAAGTTTACTA